AGTCGTCGTTCACGAGCCCGACCGCGAAGTTGAGGCTCTCGCGGTCCCAGATCTGACCGGCGGCCTTGGAGCCGACCATCATGTAGTGGTCGTTCAGGTCGCTCGGATCGCGGAACGCGTTGGACTCAACGATGTCGAGGCCCCAGACACGCACACCAGCCGCGTTCTGCACGACCGCGAACAGGTAGTGGTTGTCGGTGCCCTTCGTGAGGTCGATCTCCTGCTTCACGAGCGGGGAGACGCCGACCGCCGTCGGGTAGTAGCCCTCGGTCATGCCGCCGGTTCCGGACCACGCCACGGTCACGAGCTTGCGGATGATGTCGAGGTAGGTGTCGGTCGCTTCGACCGTGATACGCAACGCGCCGTTCACGACGCCGGTGGTGTTGAGGATGCCCTCAAGCTCGTCGTTCCCGCTGCCCCACACGAGCTGGCGCTCTTCCTCGTAATCCACATGGTAGCCCATGCGGCCCTGGATGAGCGTGACCATGCCGGGGTAGTCGGAGAGCATCTGGTTCGTGACCGGGAGCGTGGTGGCCACGGACTCGACGCTGCGCTGGCGCTTGGTCCAGACGAACGCGTCCTCCGGCTTCGCGGAACCTTCAGCGACGCCAGCCGCGTTGTTCGTGTCGGTGGTGAGCTCGTGGTACTCGACCATCGGAGCGCCGGTCGCACCTGGCATGAAGAACGCGTCGCGCACGGTCAGCCTGCGCACCGGCGGCATCCACGGCTCGATACGCTGCGCCTGCGGGAGCAGCGAACCGTCGGCGGACGACGTGGTCGTGAAGTCGGCCTTGTGCTGCGTTCCTTCGAGCAGGTTCCCGGCGAGCGTCGGCAGGAAGTGCTCCGCGCCCTTGTACTCCTCGCGCGGCCCGAGTAGTTGCTCGGCGAGCGTCTTGGCCTGGTTCGGCACCGGGTGCGGCACCGGCGCGGTGGAACCCTTGCGTGCGTCCAGGAAGACCTCGGCACCTTCGATGGTGCCTGCGAGGCCCTCGATGTGCTTCAGTTCGGTCCCGAGTTCGGTCAGACGCTTGACCTCATCGGAGTCGGCGGCGATCTTCAGCCCTTCATCGCCGTCCATGACCTTCTCGGCGAGGCGAGTGATCTCTTCCGAGATGCGCTTGCCCTCGGCCTTGAGTGCAGTGAGCGACTTGCTCATGACGTGCTCCTCTCGTTACGGGATTCCGGCAGCAGTACCGGCCTCGCGCTTCGAGGGGTGCCGGGCCCGTGTGGGCGTGGCGACCCTACGCCGTGAGGGTGGCGCGTGCGTGCTCTACGATGCCGAGTATAGCCGCCTTCTGCTCGTCGCTCAACTGCCGAGGCTCGGAAGCGGTCTCGTCCTCGGCGTCGTCCTTGCCATCGTCTTCCTGCCCAGCAGGCGCGAACGGGTCGTATCCGAGCGTATCGGTGAGCGCGTCCTTACGCTCGTCAGTGAGCGGACCGTCTCCGACCGGCACGGATGCGAGGAGAGCGGTCACTGCCTCTGCCTTCGCCTCGAGCGCGGCCCGCGTGTCCCGGAGCGCCTTGGCCTCTTCCGCGCTCATACGCTCGCCGCTGTCCTTCGCTGTGACGACAGCCTCAGGGTTCGCCGCGAAGTGGATCGTGAGCAGCGAGCCTTCGTAGAGCGCGACCTCCTTCAGGTGCCGGATCCCGCTCTCGTCAGTCTCATCGTTCACGCTGCGGTAGCCGATGGAGAGTTCGCCGACGTACGCGCCGTCGCCGTCGAGTTCGTCCACGGCGAACTTCATGCCGCTGTACGCCTCGCGGCCGCGTTGCGTCTGAAGGTTGATGAAGGCGGTGATGTACAGCCCTCGCTCGTCCTCGGCAGCCTTGAAGATGCCGATAGGCTCTGTAGGGTCGTGGAACCACAGCAGCGGGAAGCGGCCCTTGTTCTGCTCGATGGTGCGGGTGAACGAGCCGCGTTCAACCACGTCACCTGTGCGGTCCTCGTTGCCGAACACCGACAGGTAGCCCTCGAAGCGGCCGACCTCGGAACCGTCGGCCTTCGTCTCGACGGCGAAACTCGACGCCTTGACCTCGAACGGGCGGGTGAGCGTATCCGTCCACCGCTTCGACATGCTGCCCATGATCGCGTCCTTTCTACCTCGCCTCGTACACAAGACTACAGCGACAGTTTGCATTTTGGCCAGCCGTGCCGAAGCCGCCGGGATGCTGCGCTCCAACGCCGAAGTCGCTGTCGAGCGGCACGAACCCGGCCGCCTCCGCTTGCAGGTGCAGCGGGCGGGCGTCGGTACCCGCCGTGAGCCACGCCTTCTTGACACTCAGCCCGAGCCGCTTCTCGACATCCTTCGCGCCGAGCAGCCCGCCCCGGCTCATCGCCGCCACGGACTCGGTACGCGCGATCAGCATCGCGCGGGCCTCTGTGATGTCGCCGCCGAACGCGTAGTCCGCGATCGCCTGGGCCGTCTCGTCCGGGCTGAATCCGTTCGCGATGGCCTGCGCCACGATCTCGGCGATGCGGTCCTTCGTGGTCTGCGTGACCTCGCCGGACACCTTCGATACCTGCTCAAGCGCGGCCTGCACCGCCGCCGGGTCGGTGAGTCCCGTCACGCCCTCGGGGTCGGCCTTGCCGGGCGCGAGCAGTTGCTGCACCTCGGCGTACCCACCCGCCAGCGTGGCGGTTATCGGCGCGGTCATCTTGGCGACCCACGCGTCCGGGTCGATCGCCGCGATCGCCGCACGCTCGATGGCCTCGGCGCTGCCAGCACCCGCCACGGCCTTCGCCACGGCCTCGGCCTCGGCCGCGAACGCGTCACGCGCGGCCCGTTCGATGGCGGGCTCTGCGGCGGTGGCCTTGGCATCCCACCGTGCGTACCACTCCATGTGCGGGTCGCTCGCCGCCTTGCGCTCCGGCGTAGAAGCCGCCTTCTCGGGCACCGGCTGCGCGAGCCGCCCGTACACCGATGCCTGAATGTTGATGTTCCCCCACGGCTTCTGCTCAAGGCCCGCTATCTCGCGTGCCTCGTTGAGCTCGGCGAACGGGAGCGCGGCCACGGCGGTCTGGAAGCGCTTGAGCTTGTCGTCAGCGAGCGCCTCGACGCCGCTGTAGTCGAACGCCACGTCCTCCGGGCCGAGGTCGTACAACGGGCCGATGAAGGTGCCGACCGCCTCGGCGATGTCCTTCCACAGCGGGATGATGGAGTTGTCGTAGACGATGCGCGACTTCTCCTTGTACGCGCTGGCGTTCAGGCCCTCGCCCTTGCTGACGGTCGCGAGCACCTGCAAGAGCTCGGCCGGGATGCCGAACGCGCGGGCGACCGCGACCTCGACGCGATCTATTAGCGGGCCGAAGTCCAGGTCACCGAGCGCCATGCCGATCTCATCGACGCTCACCTTGCCAGCGAGCACCGAGAACGTGCCGCCCCGGTGCGGGCCGCCCATCCGCTCGTTGATCTCGTCCTGGACGGCCTTGGCCGTCGCGCTGTCCAGCGCCGGGTGGTCGATGCCGATGAGCCCGGACGACACGCCCATGTTCTGCAAGATGTTGTCCAGCCACAGCGAGGCGGTGACGCTCGTGCGTACCTCTTTGCGCACCTGCTCGATCGGGCACAGCGAGTAGAACTCGTCGTTCGGCTCTGGACTCGGGAACTGCTGCCGCACGACCGTGAAGCGGTCGGGGTCCACGTCCTGCTCGAAGCCGTTGGTCACGAACTTCCACCCGCTGATGTACTCGGTCGGTGACAGGCGCGGCCTGACGTGGCGGGACGAACGCGCCCAGAGCGCCCCGACCTCGCCGCTGTCGTCATGTGCCGCGACGATATACGCGCCGCCGGGGTCCGTGAGCAGCAGCATCACGAACCGCTGCCAGAATGCCGTCTGCGAGTGCCAGGGCGTCGGCCGGGAGAACGCGCGGGAGAGCGGGTGCGTATAGTCGGGCTCGCCGTTGCGCATCACCACGAGCGGCGCCTCGGCGAAGTTGCGGGAGGAGAACACCAGCGCGGCGGCGAGCACGGATGACACCTTGGCCGCGCCGTCCATCGCCCGGTCGATCTGCGCCGTGGAGATCGTCGAAGCCGATACCGATCCGAGCACGATATCCGAACCCGGCACCGGAGCGGCCTTGACCTCGCCGCCCCGTAGCACCTTGAGCGCCTCTGACATACGGCTCACAGAAGCCTCCTTATCACACGGCGTAGACGTACGACGGGGGTTCTGGCGCGAGCGTCATGAGAACAGCATCCGCGCGGTCAGGCGACCGCCCTATGCGCTTGCGCGTCATGTCCTTCGGCTCGACAGTCAACTGCCCTCGGCTCGTCATCTTCCCGGACTTCGGCCCCGCCAGATCCGCGGCGAGCATATCGTCGGCGTCCAGGTCGCACTCCCGCAGCACCTCGCCGCCAGTGTACCACGTCTCCGCACGCCGATTCGCGTAGCGGTCTGGGTCGAACGCCGCCGCAGAGGCGCGGTAATCGCTCACAGCATACCCCATCTCGCGCAGCCGATCGGCGACCGGCCCGCCCAGGCCGTCGGCGTCCACGACGATGCGCACCTCCAAACCGAGCGCCCGATAGCCGCTCGCTATCTGCACGGTCGTGCCGCATACCTCCATCGCGTCGTTGGTGCGCAGCGCCCGCTCGATGCGGATGCGCTTGTCAGAGCGCGAGGCGATCACCGTCTCATCGCCATCGGTGGAGCGTGCCACGTCCACCCCGAGCACCACGGGCGAGCCGGGAGCGGGAGCGAGCGTGCGGGCCTGCGCTTGCTCGATCACCGCAAGCGGTATGACGCCGCCCGCCGAGGCGAACTCGCCTAGGACGCGCACCTGGTAGATCGCCGAGTCCTCGCCCCACACGCGCCGCTTGTCCTCCACCCACTCGCGAGACGGGAGCATACGCGCGACGCTGGCCGGTACCTGCTCGCCGGAGAGGTTCGGCGTGTCGAACGCCGAGATGCTGATGAGGTTCCACGCCTCGCGCTCGGAGTGGAACGCACGCCCGAGACGAGACGCGCGGTCCGTCGGGTTGCCGAGCGCCAGGAGCCGCGCCATGGTCCCTGCGTTGCCGGATGCGGTCATGTACGTCTCGGCGACCTCGTACACCCAGTCCTCGACGCCGAAGCCCTCGTCCACGACGACCAGGATGTACGGCGCGTGATGCCCGACGAACCTATCAGGGTCGTTCGTGGAGAGCCCGAGCGCGAACCACGCGGAGTCCACCTCGCAGTCGGTGGTGTGGCAGCGGCTCCCGAGCGCGACGCCCCGCCGGATCGCGTCGGCGTGTGCGCGGCCTATCTCCTTCCAGAGCAGCCTGCGCACCTGTTCCCACGTCGGGGCGGTGGTGATCACGATGCTGTCGGGGAAGGCGTGCAGGAAGCAGAGCACGCCTATCGCGGCTACGTACGTCTTGCCGGAGCCGTGGCAGCTCTTGACGCCGGTGCGCGGGTTGTCCCACACGCTGCGCAGTATCTCGCGCTGCTTGCTCCAGAGCGTCGCGCCGAAGAGCTGCTCGGCGGTCCACACCGGATCGGACTGCATCCGTGTCACGAACGCGTCTGCCGGATCAGTCTTCTGAGGCACGCCGCACCAGCTCGGCTATCGTGATGGCCCCGCCGCC